AAAGTAGTGGTCAAATATCTTTAAGTCAAATAGCTACAGAATTTGGTGGCTCTGCACCTCATAGTTTATCTGAATACTATGGTAAAGGTAATGCACCAGCTAGTGGTGAGATACAACTAGCAGCAGATTTTTATGGAACATCAAATAGTATTTCCCTTTCAACTACAATAAATATCGGCTTACAAACACTTAAAGCTGGAATAGTAAACAAAGGATTTATAAGCAGTAGTGGTCGTACTGTAGGTACAACTAATGATAATGCTAATGGAACAACAACTACTATTGGAAGTATCGGCAATAACAGTTATGGTTCTGGTGTTGTAGAGGCACTATATGTTACTGAGGGTACAACTGTAGGCGGACATATGCACTTTGAAATATCAACCTCTCAAAGTAATTGGTCATCTATTACTGTAAATGGAAATACTTATTATCGTGTATCTTTTTCTAATGATGCTAATCAACTTTTTACAATAAGTGTAGGTGGTCAAAATCAAACAGGCAACGTATTTGGTAGTAGTGGCACAATAAACTTTTCAATAAACGCATAGGGAAAATAATGGCATATACATTTACAGAAAAAACATTTACAACAGGTTCTACATTCGATTCTTTGTATACAGATAGTCTTGGTTCTTTTGAAAATGGAACAGTAGTTTTTAATAATTCAGATACTGCTGATGAGAAAAAAGAATTTTTAATAAATTTAATGTGTAATCAAAATTATCATAATATGAAAAATATAGAAGTAGCTAAAGATGGTGTAGTTTGTATGTGGATTCAAGGCAAATTTATAGACAATATTTTTACATGGGAAAATGTAATGGTTGGTAAAATAAATAATAGTAAAGCATGGACATATACAAATGAATTTCATCAAGCACATAAAGATTGGATTCAATCAATAGGTGGTACTAAGTTTGCACTTGAATGTGTAAAAGGAGCTGAAATAGATACTTATTTTACACAAGGAACTGCTGATGGAGTTTGTTTAGGCTCTTTAACTATAGAAGATTTAACATACATAGGCTCTGAAAATTATACAAGTAACTTACCAACTATGAAAAGAATGACATGGGAATACTAATGTGGCACTTACATTATTATTTGGAGTTTATTTCTTACTAGCATTATATTCTTTTGTAGCATTATCTTGGTTACAACTTTTATACACATACATACTTTTTTATTTTCTACTAGAGTTTGTAATGAGTTTGTTTATACACAGATGGGCTACACATAATCTATGGAATCCACCAGTATGGTTTCAAAACATAATGAGTGTAGTATCTATGACTGCATTAATTGGAACACCAATATCTTATAGTGCATGGCATAGAAATCATCATAAACATTTTGATACTGATAGAGACCCTCATAGTCCTAAGTACAAAAACTGGTTTAATATTATATTTAGAACACATGAACAAGAATCTAATATTAAACTTGTTACAGATAGGCTAAGAAATAAATGGCAATTATATTTAACTAAATATGAAACAACGTTGGTTTACGTGTTCAATGTTATACTTTTCTTAGTCCTACCTATTGAATGGTTTTTAATTTGGGTAACAGCAGTAGCTATGACTACATTTTGGGTAATGTTAGTTACTGGTATTATGTGTCATCTAGGTAAAGTAAAAGATGTACCTTATATGTACCCATTAGCATTTTCAGAATCATTTCATAAACAACATCATATAGAACCAAAATTAAAACATTGTAAGTTTGACCCACTTGTTTGGGTCATTAAAAAACTGGGGTGGATATGAAACATGCAAGGTTAGTACAATTATTAGCATTAATAAATCATATAGTAGCAATAGCGGGGTGTTATTATTTCCCTGAGTATATTGTTTATGGTTTATTCGCTTGGGCGTTTGTTAATATCTTTGGCACAAACATTGCCATACACAGGTTTATGGCTCATAGAAGTTTTGAAACAACTCCTATCAAAGCTAAAATTCTAAAGTATCTTACAATCATACCAGCATTTGGTAGCCCACTATCGTGGACTGCAATGCACAGATACCATCATATGTACAGTGGTAGTAAACAAGACAATGAATCCCCTGAAAGAATAGGATATATCAGAGCATGGCTTACATTGTACGACCCTATTACTGTTCCTAAAGAAATGGTAAAGGATATTCTTAAAGACAAAGATTATATGTTTATAACTAAGCATTATTGGACTTTATTACTTAGTTATATAGCTATATTGTACGCAATAGACCCATTATTAGGTATATTTGCGTTCTCATTCCCAGCAGCATGTGTATATCAGGCAGCTGGTGCGTTTGGTGTTATACCACACATGAAACAATTTGGTTATATTGTGGTTAAACCCAACAAAGACTGCACAGCGGTCAACAGTCCCCTAACTTCTCTTATAAGCTGGGGTGAAGGATGGCATAACTATCATCATACAATATCAAAAGATTACAGACACGGTCATAAATGGTGGGAAATAGACCCACCCGCATGGTTTATAGAAAAGATATTTTTAAAATGAGACAACATCATAAAATGTTAGCAATTCAATTTGTTATTCAAATAACAGCTATAATTGGTTTAATTTATTATCCATTTAGCTGGTCTTTGTTATTAGGTCTTATTGTTTTTCCTTTAATTTGTTTATGTTGTTATTATCATAGATACTGTTCTCACAATTCTTTTAAAACTTCTATAGAAATAGAAACAGTGGTTCATTATCTAAGCATTTTATTAATGCAAGGGTCAGCTATCTTGTGGGCAAGTAACCACATTACACACCATAAACATTCAGATAAAGAAGGAGACCCACACCCAGCGTCTGAAGGATGGAAGACATGGTTTTGGTGGGATACATATAATAATTCTAAATTAAATGCTTTTAAAGTAAAAAAGATGTTAAAAAATCCGCTGTATAAATATACGCATAATAACTATTTTAAATTGTATTTTATTATGATGGCTACGTTAATTTTTATTAGCCCACAATTTACTGTTTATTTTGTTTTATTACCTGTTATGTATACATTTCATGCTACTAGTATTGTAAATGTATTAACACATAAATATGGATACAGAAATTTTAATACACCTGATAAATCAACTAATTTACCATTACCTATGTTTGACTGTTTACATAACAATCACCATAAATATCCTAATAGGTATAACACAAAAATTAAATGGTACGAATTTGATATACCCGCATTTTTAATTAAAAACGTTTTGGAGAGACCATGAAAGTTACATTAGAACAACTAGCCGAAAAGCTAGACCGACTGGAGACAAAAGTAGAGTCGTTACAAGAAGACGTAGCCAAAGGTAAGGGAGCTGTAAGTTTTCTTATGTGGTTAGGTGGTATAGCTACTGTTGTTCTTGGATATTTTTGGAGTAAGTAATGATACCTTTTGAAGTTATTACCATGTTAGGTAGTAGTTTACTTACAGGTGTATTAAGCCTGTGGTCAGCTAGTCAGAAAGACAAGGCAGAACAACAAAAACACTTAATACAACGTGCTGAGGTTGATAGAGCAGCCATACAGGACGCACGTAATCACGGTGGACACTTCCAAAGTGTTACCCGTCGTTGGATGGCATTATTAGCAGTATTCTTTATTATATGTTTACCAAAGCTAGCCGTCTTTATAGACCCATCTATTGCTGTACATCTAATGTACTTAGAGCAAGTCCAAGAAGGTTGGTGGATATTTGGCTATACACAAGAGGTAACTACCTTTCAGGGACTCTCAGGTATAGTTATAACCAACGCTGATACACACTTTCTAGCTGCTGTGTCAGGATTTTACTTCGGGAGTGCAGCAGTACGTAGATGAAAATAAACGACCAATCATTAATAACCATACCTGTTAAAAACTTATTAGCATTAATAGCTATTACAGCTGTATCTGTGTGGGCATACTTTGGTATAGAAGAAAGATTAGCTTTCCTAGAGTACAACTACAAAATGTTGCTAATAGAAGTAGAAGAAAATGATAATTGGATAGATGACTTTCAACCACCATCACAAGTTTTAGAGACTGTAAAAAGGGTTCGTGACTTAGAACTCAAGGTAAGAGAATTAGAAGTTAAAGGACAAAAATAATGACAGACCAAAATGAACAAATAGAAAAGATAGTAGAAGAGTTACCTGTATTACTGGTGGCTCATGCTTATAGGAAGCTCAAATCAGGTGATGAAATATCTGCAAGTGAGATGAAGGTATGCTTAGATATCTGTAAGACTTACTCAAGTCCTGATATCGTAGAAAAAGCTAACAACATACTAGAGGACTTACCGTTCGACACAGATGAATAAGATAGATAACTTTAAGAACTTCTTGTATCTAGCTTGGAAACACCTAAATTTACCTGAGCCAACACCTATACAATACGATATAGCAGACTATTTACAATCTAAAGAGAAACGTATAGTAATAGAGGCTTTTAGGGGCGTAGGAAAGTCTTGGATTACTTCTGCGTTTGTATGTCACCAATTACTGCTGAACCCTCAGCGTAACATATTGGTAGTATCAGCTAGTAAAACGAGGGCTGATGACTTTAGTACATTTACACAAAGACTAATTGCAGAAATGCCGTTATTACAACATCTACAACCTAAGGATAGCCAAAGACATTCTAAGGTATCCTTTGATGTTGCCCCAGCACAGGCTTCACACGCCCCCTCAGTGAAGTCTATGGGGATTACGGGACAGCTAACAGGCTCACGAGCTGATATTATTATTGCTGATGACGTAGAATCTGCCAATAACTCACAGACTCAACTCATGCGTGACCGCTTAGGTGAGACCGTAAAAGAGTTTGACGCTATTATAAAGCCTAAAATAGGTCGTATTATCTTTCTTGGGACACCACAAACAGAGATGTCCTTATACAATGATTTAGAAGAACGTGGGTTCAAGACACGTATATGGTCAGCATTGATTCCTAACCAAGCACAAAGGACTGGATATGGGCATAAATTAGCCCCTATAATCGCTGATATGGACGGAAAAGAGGGAGACCCTACTGACCCTGATAGATTTAATGAAATCGACTTAATGGAGCGTTTAAGCTCATATGGTAGGTCAGGCTTTAATTTACAGTTTATGTTGGATACTAGTCTATCTGACGCCAATAAATACCCATTGAAGCTTAATGACCTTATTATAGCCTCAGGTTGCAGCACATGGACAGAAGCTCCAGCCAAAATACAATGGGCTTCAGGTATAGACCAAATCAAAGCTGTTGACTCTGAGTTACCTAATGTAGGACTTAAGGGTGACTATTGGACTTCTTACCTATATATGTCTGATGAATTTACAGAGTTTGAAGGCTCAGTTATGTCTATTGACCCAGCGGGTCGAGGGGCAGATAAAACAGCCTATTGTGTACTTAAGATGTTACACGGTGTATTGTACCTGACTGCCATTGGTGGTCTAGACGGTGGATACTCTGATGACACACTTAAGAAGCTAGCCAATATAGCCAAGAAACATGACGTTAATGATATCGTCATTGAGAGTAACTTTGGTGATGGAATGGCAACACAGCTTCTAAAGCCTGTATTGGCTGACATACATCCTTGTAATGTAGAGGAAGTACGTCACAGTATACAGAAAGAGAAGCGTATAATAGACACATTAGAGCCTATTATGAATACCCATAGGTTAGTTATTGATGATAAGCTTATCAAAGATGACTTTCAGTTAGACCCTGACCACCAGTTATTTAGACAAATGACTAGGATAACAAGGGATAAAGGTGCACTAAGGCATGATGACCAAATAGACGCCTTAGCTATTGCAGCTAACTACTGGGTAGAAGTAATGGATAGAGACCAAACATTGTCTTATAACCAACATAAAGAAGAAATGTTACAGGAAGATTTAGATAAATTCATGGAGACTGCTCTTGGCAGACCTATGGATGGAGATTCGTGGATATAGGTCGTCAAAGGTTTTTCTTCATTTTTCCTTTGGCGGCTCTTGTCCTACTTGTAGGAGTCCTTGTCTGTAAATATCTAGACAAAGGGTGGACAAAAACTTAAAGTACCCATATAAGATAAAACCCCTGTGCACCCCTAGCTATATATAGACAAGCTATCCTTCCTTATTACTTATTAATTATGATACTAATAGAAGTACTACTCATAGTTATTACTGGAGTAATACTCCTTAATAGTCACTATATTAGAACCTACTGGTTAAAGCCTGAGATATCCATAGGGGAGTTTATTCTGATAGCTGTGTTAACAGCTGTTGTTTTGTCGAATATTTGGTAAAAAAATATGAGGGGATAACACGATAGCAAGAGGTGGAATTTCCCCCGTGCCGTCAGCCGTGTATAGTATAGTATCACACGCACACGGGCTTGCGGTCGCCTGTGGTCTATACATAAAGGGAAGCCTAAAGGGATACACGGCTGGACATTTTTATTTTGTTTGTCTTTGAGCTATGGTCTATTTTTATTTCTATAAGCTGATGAATCAGCCATATATCAAATTAATTCACTTTCATGTAATTCTTTTATTGACATGGTGTATTCATTGGGTGTAGAGTATACACATGCTAGGGGAACGGGAAATCCTAGCTAGTGACTCAGCACTATAAACATTCTGAGATGAGGCAAGGCGGAGCTGAGAGGTGTAAGCGTTGTACGGGGTTAGGAAGCGTAGCAAATGCTAAGAGCCGAAAGGTGGCTAGACTGACCAAAACCAGCCTAAGACCGTGCTAGTTATGAGATAGCAAGCGGTAAGAAAATTACTGAGGATATAGACACCTTATCATTTTTATGAAATCCAGTAAGCGTGTGACAATACACTTCACAGGTGCTGACGCACTGGGTAACAGGTAACGTAATAATCAGCGGTGGACGGACGCAACGGGTAAGGCTGGGGTTGTCTCAGGCTGTGTAGCCTGACTGATGAGCTCAAAAGAGCGAAACAACACAATAACAATGCGAGGAATATTATGTTTACAAAAAAACACTACATAGCAGTAGCCGAAATGGTCGGTAGTCAATTGTCAGACAATCCACTGGGAAACACTGAGTTTATTATTAAAGACTGGTGTTTAATGTTTGAGAGAGACAACCCACTTTTTGACGCTGAAGTATTCACAAATTATGTCTATGACTCAATAGATAAAGCTAGGGGGTGCTAAATGAATAGACAAATACAACGTGCTATGAATAATGATGAGTCATACGCTCAAAAAGTAGAAGCTAACGAAGATTACGCAAAAGCTGAGCTATCAGCTAAGCGTATAACTAGGCTTCAATATCATATCATTATGCGAGATATACAGCGGGGAATACTACCTTATATCGACTAGTTACACTGATGAGACTTTATGAGTCGAAACGCCGTGAGGCGTCTGTAACATTTAACAATTAATAAGAGGTAAAAAATGCAAGTAATTAAATTATATCTACCAATGAAGGACAACGACGGGGATGACTTAATGCACATCCATAATAATTTCATTGATAAAATAGCTTATCACAATAAAAGCCGAATTAATGACAATAAAGAGTCTGAGATAACTGGCTTTACTAGATATCAAGCTGAGGGTTTTTGGTTCGACAGCCATGAAATTTACAAGGATGATATCAAGATATATGAATTTCATGTATCGAATAAAAATGTTGGCATTGCATACACACTTCTACAGCGTCACGCCGTTACTTTATGCCGTAGGATGAAACAGGAATGTATCTACTTACAGCTTAACAATGAAACTGAGTTAGTGAGGAGTGTAGATAATGAGTGAAGAGACAATTATAACAATAATGGGTCACGTCGATAACGTGTTGCTGGCTGTGGGTATCTATTACTCACTAGCTAGCATTGAGCACTACATGGACGCCTATTTTACAAACTACAAAGCGTCGCCTCAGGTGTTAGCGTGTGTCTCAGGATGTCTCGCTAACACGGTAAGTGACGGCGTAGGCTTCCTAGTTACTGGTAGCTGGGAATGGGCTTTGTGGGTTATGCTGGGGTGTCTATCAGGTATGCTAGTT